ATCTACACCTAAATTTTTATTAGGCATACCTGTATTTGGTGCGTAAGTTAACGTCCTTAACGCTTTTATCAATTCTTTACATCGTGGATGGATAAATGTTCTCCTCTCACCATTCGCATCATACAAAGCTGTGTTCACAGCAGTAATTTTATCTCTAATCTTCCAGGGTGATTTTGGACTCATAACTGTAAATCCATTCCTTCTTAAGATCGTATGGTCAGTTACACCTACACCACTGGTTTTTCTCGCACTGCCCGTTGGGTCAGGACATGCAATTACTCTACGATCCACACCATATCTTCTTACAACCTCTTCTGCAAAATCCCAAGTTGTTGCCCCACCTGTCAACATGATCTCATCGAAGACATAAAGACAGTCATTGTGCTTCACCGCACAAATCCCCGCCATCGGATCTACGTTAAAATCCAATCCAATTAATAAAGGCATCAAATGTAAATCAACAGATTCAGTCGAAATGTTCTCATCATCAAAACTTACAGCTACTAATCCTGTTAAATTCTCAAAACTAGCCTCAAATTCCTGCCTAAATGTCCTCGCATCTAATTGCCCCCTAGCTGCTTCAACTTCTTCTTCCGCAACATTACCCCCCTGGATCGTGGTAAAACTCCA